TTAACCTAAAATCAAACGGAGACGATTGGTCTGATTCAGATTATGTCTTCGCAAATTACTTAAATGTGATGGTAAACGAACTTTCTCAAATGAAAGAAAATGATCATAGAGATCTAGCCTTAAAACTACATGGGCATGAAATTAATACCGTAGAAAAGGAGAATAACGACATGGCTACTCAAACTGCAGGTGATGTGCTAACTATTGACACAGGCGCAACCGAAAATAAACAAGCAGAAGCTAAAGCCGCCCCAGTAGAAGTCTCTGAGCCTAGAGTGGCTGAGTTAATCGAAAAAACTGGTCAGGCTATTTTAGCTGAAACAGATGCACAAGATAAACAAACTATCGTGCATGAAACACACTCAACCGCTTACACTCCTCGTGAGACCGAAGCTGTTGCTGAGTTAAAAGCTCAGATGGAAAAATATAGAGAAGAAATTGCTGCTCTTCAGAACAGCAAGATGGTATGGCAGGAGTCTCAGCGTAACTCTGATCGTTGGAGTTCAGCTGATCAGGCAAAAGCTGTTATGCTTGCACACGCTCTTGGTAAGTCTAATCCAATGGACACCAAGTTTGGTGCTCGTATGAAAGCTGATGTCACAACTGTTGACCAGTTCCTTTCTAACTTCTCTTCAAATATTTATGAAGAGATGCAGCAGCAGTTAGTAATTGCTCCAATGTTTGAGCGTATTGCTGTTGATGCAAAAACCTTCAGAGTACCAGTTGCTGATGAAGATACCACTGACGACGTTGCACAGTTTGCTAACGGTACATATGCGTCTGGTATTGGAGACACAACTAACGTACCAACTTCTGGACGTAATAACCAGATCAAAGCTGTTGAGTTTACACCACACAAGTTTATGGCTACAACTCATATTGCTAAAGATGAAGAAGAAGATACAATTCTTCCTGTTATCGACTTCCTCCGCGCTGGTGCAACTCGTCGTCTAGCACGTTCTATCGATAAGTCGATCCTACGTGGTACTGGCGCTCTAACTGGATTTACAGCTAACTCTGTTGCTGCTATTTCTGGTGGTGCTGGATTCGCTTCTGTTATCACAGGTGTTGTTGAGCTAGCTAACGCTGTTGGCGCTTCTGCACTTAACGTTCAAACTGGTGGTAACTCTACTAAAGCCTCTCCAGCTAACATTGCCTCTGCTCGTGCCCTACTTGGTAAGTACGGTCTACAGCTTGGTGATCAGCTAGTATACTTAACAACTGTTGAAGGTTATAACTCACTAGTAGCTGAGTCTGACTTCCGTACAGTTGATAAGTTCGGACCAAATGCGACCTACTTAACAGGTTCACTTGGCGCCATCTACGGAATTCCAGTTGTAATTACTGAATTCCTAGATAACGTTGGCGGTGCTGATTATGATATCGGCGCACTTGTCTACAAGCCTGGATTCATGATTGCTGAAAGACGCGGCATGGAAATCGAGAGCGAGTACGAACCACGCCAGCAGGTCACTGCGATGTACATGAGCACACGCTTTGACTTTAAAGCGCTAACCACGAACTCAAGTGCGGCTCTAGATGCTTCTAAGTATCCTTATGCAGCGGTTGTACGTTCTGGTTCCTAATAGTTTCGACTATTAAATCATTAACTAGGCGTTAATACAACGGGGTAGGTGTAAAACAACGCCTACCCCTTTTTACTAGGAGGAAAAAATGGATCCAATTCAAAGATTATTATCAATTAGTGATTATCAAGAATTTCTTGAGCAAATGCTAACCTACACAGGAATTGATAAAGAAGATATGAAAGCTAAGTGGAGAGCAAAACACAAAGCTCCAAAGCCCGCTGCTACTGTAACTAATAGAACAGTAAGCGCAACTACTAAAAAAGTTGTAACTGAGACATCAAAAACTACTACTCTTGATGATTAAGGAGTATAATTATGACACAATCAGTAACTGTGCCTTTTGTAACTTTAGGAGAGGTAAAAGAGTATCTTCAAATTAATAGTCCTACTTATGATACTAGATTAAGTAATCTAATTCATTATGCTTGTTCTGTTGTAGAAAGTTATATCGGCAGAGAAATAAAAAGTAATGTTTATACAGAAACTTTTGATGGAGGAGTTTCTCAGGTTTTTGTGTCTAGACTACCTATCAATAGCGTAAAATCAGTAACAGAATTTGACGGACAAAATCATATGACACTATTTGGTCCAAGTAGTGACGGTTCGTTTGTATCTGATAATTTTGACTCTTCTACAGTTACAACTGTTGCTGGGGCGTCTCTAAACACTAGAAGAAAGAAGTTTGGAAAAAGTTCTTTACAGTTTAATGGTACTAGTGGAGCAATTTATGTAAACGATCCTGATTCTAATAATCAAAAGTTTGATTTTCAAACAGACGACTTTACTATCGAAGGATTTTTTAGATCTGAACTATTTAATAATACCAAAACTTTAATTAGTAGAGCCTCTAGTAATACTAATTATATGGAATTAATATTTGATCCATATTTTGGTGCTAAATTTACAGCAAGAAGTGCAAACACTGAGGTTATGAATGTTTATCACACAACTGGTGTTGGTAATGTTAATTCTTATTATCCTTCTAGAGCAAATACGTTTTTACATTATGCGGTTACTAGAGAAGATAATAGTTTAAAATTATTTGTAGAAGGTGCTTTAGTAGACACACAGACTACAACTAACTCTGTTCCTTCATTCTCTTCTGGAACATCACTATTTGTAGGAAAACGTGATATTAGCGGTGAGGAAAACTATTTCAAAGGCTATGCTGATGAAATTAGAGTAACTATTGATGCTAAGTATACTAATACTTTTACTCCTCCTACTTATCAACACCCAACTGATGATAATACTGTAGTTTTACTACACTTAGACGGTACTAATAACAGTTCTACTATAAAAGATGACTCTCGTGCTGATCCTCAATATATTTGGGATGGAGGCACTGGAGGTGTAAAAAGATATATAGGAGGTGTTAGAGGTACTCCTGATATTTCTGTGATTCCTAATATTATGTTTAAAGATTATCCATCTGGTATTAAGATTACTTATGATGGTGGTTATGCTATTATTCCAAGAGATATTAAAGTTGCTACTTTAGATTATATCAAAATTTTACATAAACAAACTCAGGAAAATGCAGGATTCTCTCTAAGTGGAGAATCAGGTAAGCAGCACTCATTAAGTGCTAACTTCCCTCCTCATATTCGTAGAGTTCTTGAAATGTACAGGATTGTAATGTAATGGCAAAGCCTATTATAGCTTATCAAGTTACAGTTACAGAACCAGAGTTATTAAATAATTATACAAATTTGTTTAAAGCTATGGGACAACTATCAGGTACTAAAAATGCTAGACAAGAAAAGTTATGGGGCGATAGAATTGAAGGAACTCTAGCAAAATATTATGGAGGCAGAGTTTCTGAACAAGCAGCAAAAAACGTAGCCGGTGTTCCTGATCTACAAATTGAAAGCCCAAGAATAGCTAGAGTTTTATCTAGAATTCTTGGAACTGACGAACAAGACATACTACAACCTGAAGTAAAAGCAAAAAGAGGTAGTAAGTATGGATCTACTATCGGACAGGCAGCATATTCTGGTTTTAATAATAGTCTTTTAGATGCTATTAAATTGCAAGCAACTGAAGCTGAGCAAACAGGATTATTAAGACAAGATAAAGATTTTGGTAAAGTAGGAAAACAATCTTTTGATGTAAATAACCCTGAAGAAGTATTAAAAGCAGCCAGAGCTAAAGTAGGAGGTCCAGGATTCTTTAACTTAATTAGAGATAATGATCCTGAACTACATATGCAGTTTTATAACAAGGCTAAAAACTTGCTTATCTCAAAAGCAAATATTGTAAAAGGTAAAGTCACTTCTGTTAATGTAATAAATATATTTTTTCCAAAAACTGCTTTTACTTCTCCTCCTTTTGTTACTGAATTAAAAAAGAATAATATTCAATATAACTTATCTTCAACTTTTGAAAAAAACTTAATTAACCAATTAACAGAATCAGGAGCAGCTGTTACAGCATCTAGTTTAGAAGAGTTTCAAAAGGTTATAGAAAAAATAGATGGTAAAAGAAAAACTTCTACTCAGACATTTAAAAACGCTCCATCACTTGATTTTGAAATATTGTTTGGAGTTCCTACTGGTGGTAGTATTCCAAGAGTATCAGGTAAAATTAAAAGAGGAAACGTAAAAAGAAGAGAATCAGTAAAAGACACTGGTAGATTTATTTCTTCAATTCAACTAACTACTATTTTGAGAAACAAAATTGAAGGCAAAATGCCTAGAATAGGTGATCCTAACCCTACTGAGGGATTAAAATATAGAACTGGTAAGTTTGTTAATTCTTTACAATTTATAGTTGATTATAAGAAAAGTTTAATATCTTATTATGCTGATCCCCCCGTATCTCAATATTTTGATAAATTTCATTCCCGTCCTTATGCTGTCGGACAAAGACTAATCAGACCAACGATTAGGCAAACTGCTCAAGAATTGTTCGGCAGACAGTTTAGAATTATTAGGACTTAAAAAAATTTAGTTTGCCAGAACCAATTACAGGTGCTATACTTATAATGTCGAATCAGAGAAGAAATATTATTAATCATATTCTCAATAACTTAAAGTTGATAAATGAATCAATATCATCTTTAAACTCATCTTATACATTCCAAAATAATATTTATGGTAATGTATTTAGAAAAGTAAAATTTTTAGACGAAGTAAACGATTTCCCCTCGATCTACTTTCAAGTCGGAGAAGAGGTTAGAGTATACAATACTTTAGGTAATACCACGGGTATAATAACTTTAACTCTTAGAATTTATGTCACAGAGGAAGATTCATCTAAAGGATTAGATAGTTTAATTCAAGACATAGAACACGTAATATATAATATGAACACTGGTATATATGATATAAGAGATATAACTATAAACAGTGTAGATACTGATGAGGGATTAGTAAAACCATACGGAATTGGTGAGATAGAACTTATCATTGAGTATGAACTAGATAATTAAGGAGTTAAAAAATGGCGGGTACTCAGCTAAACTTACAAAGAAATACTACAGTCTTTTACTCAATAAAAGACTTGTCGCTGACTTCAACAGCAGCTGCTGATCTTACTCCTGCTAATACCTGGAGAATTGAGGTTTTAGCGGGGTACGCTCTTTCTGCTGATTCTGCGGTTCAAGATATCACCTCATTAGAGAGTGGATTAGACCCAGACAGAAGTGTACAAAGATTTAACACTGCACGTAATCCTGTGGAGTGGAATTTTCAAACATATTTAAGACCTACTGGAGCAGAAGTAAATGATCCTTCTCAAGGTACAGGATTAGCAGAAACAGGAAATTCAAAACCTGTAGCTGATTGGTATTTATGGCAATCATTAATTAGTAATACAGCTCCTGCATCTTCAAACGGTGGTGAACAGTCTGTGTGGTTCTATGATACTAACACCTCTTCTGCTAAAATTAAATCAGCAAATACTGCAGCATCAGCAAACACACATTCAACTCGTTCTAACTTTGCTATTGCTCAAGAAAATCATATGTACTTTAAGCTTGATAACCTTGTATACCAAGTTAAGAAAGCGATTGTAAACAGTGGTGAAATCGATGCTTCTGTTGATGGAATTGCAACTACTACTTGGAGTGGTTTTGGTACAGAAATGGTTGAATTAACAGGCGATGCAAGAAATAAGGCTATTGCTGTATTTGGAGGAGTTAACAACGATGGTTCTACTATTACTCCTAATGCATCTATTACTACTACAGCCGCAGCTTCACACCATCCTTATGCAACAATGAACGTAGAAGGTTCAACTTATACTGTTGACTTTATTAAAAACCGTCTAAGTGCTATTGAGATTTCACATCAAGGATCTGCTGCAGAAGGCGCTAACGTATACTCATTCCCTGTAACTGGTCTAAGCTTTAGCTACTCTAACGATGTTACATATCTAACACCAGAAGAACTAGCTGCTCTGAACACTCCAATTGGGCAGTTTACAGGATCTAGAACAATCACAGGATCATTTACTGCATATCTAAGATCTGCTTCAGAAAACTCCACAAGAGCAAACTCTGCACAGTTCTTGAACAAAGTTGTGAATGACTCTCGTGTGTCTCACGCAATTACTAGCTCTGCTAACATTCAAATTGGTGGTGGAACTGCTCCATATTTCCATATTGCAATGCCAGCAGTGCAGTTTAACTTTCCAGTTCATCAAATTGATGATGTTCTTGGAATGTCTGTTGACTTCCTTGCACAAGAAGGTCAGCGTGGTTCTGGAGACGAGATTGAGTTCTTCGTAAAAAGTGATAATAACTAATAAAATTATTACTTGAGGGGGTAAATAATTTCATGTGGGTGTTCATCATGAGCAACAACGAGCTTCCCCCTCAGCTCTGTTTTAGCTAATAATGATGGACACCCTTTTTTTATATTAACACCTAGTAGGGGGAAAACATGAGTAAAATTTCAAATTTAATTGCAACAGAAACTATCACTGAAGTAGAATATCCAGACATTGATGGTTTTATTTTAAAAATTGCGTATCTTAGCAGAGAAGATCTAGTTAAGATTAGAAACCAAAGTTTAACTTATAAATTTAATAAACGTACTCGTCAGCGAGAAGAAGAGATTGATCAAGATAAGTTTTTAGAAGCTTATACTAAAAAAGCAATTAGAGGATGGAAAGGTTTAAAATTAAAAAATCTTCCACAACTCTTGCCTGTTGATTTAACAGGGGTTAATCTAGAAGAAAACGTAGCCTATTCAGAAGAAGAAGCTCTTGAACTAATTAAAAACTCTTCTGTATTTGATCAGTTTATTACTGATTGTATGAATGATTTTGAACAGTTTTCAGTAACAAAAAAAGCTGAAGCGGAAAAAAACTAATAAAATACCTCCAGTCTAATTTTGCAGGTGGAGGTATTACAAAAGAACAATATTGGTTAATGGCAGATCAAATGGGTTGGCAAGATTTTGATGACCAACCTCTTGATACTTCAGATTTATCTTTAGAGGCTCAACAAGCTTTAGTATTAATGAATGTATTACCTGATAAAGTTGAAGGTATGAATGGAGTTTGGTTAGGTAAAGAGTATGCGGGTTTATCAGATATTATGACAATATTTCAAATGGTAAACTGGAAAGATACTTTTGAAATGCTTCAAATTTGTATTCAAGAATATAGCAAATTTTATGAAGAAAAGCGTAAACAAGAAGAACGAAAAGCAAAAGCTGGTTCCAAATTTAGATAGGATGATTAATGGCTAGTAGAATAAATGAGATTCGTACCAAAGCTACCACACAAGGTTTTGATAAAGCTGCTAAAGACGTCAATAAGCTGAATCAAGCTCAAGAGCGTACTACTCGTTCCTCTCAAAATTTAGGAAAAGCTTCTGCTGCTTCAGGTAGACAATTTGCCGCTCAAGCCTCTGGCTTAGGCGGTTTTGTTGCTGCTTATGCTGGTGCAGCTGCAAATATCTTTGCAGTCCAGCAGGCTTTTTCTGCACTATCTCGCGCTGCTCAAGTTGAAACTACTATTAGAGGTACTCGTACACTTGCTGCTGAAATTGGATTAAGTGGTGATGCTATTATATCTAAACTTCAAGAAGTAACACAAGGTCAATTAACAGCCGCTGAAGCTGCTCAAAATGCTAACATTGCTTTATCTGCGGGTTTTAATACAGATCAAATTGAGCAACTAACTGAAGTAGCTACTAAAGCATCCAAAGCTTTGGGTAGAAATTTAACTGAGTCTATTCAGCGTGTATTTCGTGGTGCTATTAAACTAGAACCTGAACTATTAGACGAAATTGGTATCTTTACTCGTATTGAGCCAGCTGTTGAAAAATATGCAGCATCGTTAAATAGAAGCGTAGGATCATTAACTGAGTTTGAACGTCGTCAAGCGTTTGCTAATGCTGTAGCTGAAGAAGGTCAGAGAAAATTTAATGAAATCGACTTATCTTCTCGCAGTGCGCAAAAATCTCTCGAACAACTTTCCGCAAAATTCTTAGACTTAGCTACTAAAATTGGTATATCTATAGCCAATTTTATAGAACCTTTTGTGGCTTTTTTGTCAAAAGATTTTGGTAATACTCTTTTAGTTTTAGGAGGTATATTTACTCTTGTATTTAGAGGAGCAGCACAACAAGTAGCACAATTTACCCAATCTTCTGTTGTTGGTCTTAATAAAGCTCTAGGAACTTTAGAATCTTTTTCTCGAAAACTAGGAGGGACTTCAGAACAATTTGCAGCTACAACTGCTAAAGCAACAGAAGCTGCTGGAGGCTTTGTTGGTCAAGGAGGTTTTGCAGGTCGTAGAGAGATAGCTGGAGAAGCTACAAAAGCTAAACAAGCTGTTTTAAGTGGTTCTATTGGTTCAGTAGCTGAGGCAAAAGCAGCAAGAGACGCATTAAAAGCTCAAATAGCTGAAGAACGTGCTTTTCAGGTTGCAGTTAGAGCAAGTAATAGAACTTTAGAACAGAAAAATATAGCCTTAGAAAAATCAAGAGGAAGAACACGAGCATTAACACAAACTGTTAGAGAACTAACCTTGGCAGAACAGCAAGCTGGAATAGCTTCCAGATTTTTAGCTAAAAGCACTAAGGTAGCTTCTGTAGCTGTTACAGCATTTGGTACTGCAGTAGGGTTTGCGCTATCTAAATTAAATCTATTGTTTTTTGCAGTAACTACAATACAATCTATATTACAGTTTTTTGGTATTGATGCCATTGGTTCAGTAGTTAATTGGTTTTCTAAACTTGGTGAAGAACAAAGAATGATAGAAAAAGGATTTAAAGGGTTAGTATCAGCTGTAACAGATGTAAGTCAATCAATGATTGAATTAGCAGGACTTGAAGAAGCTGCTGATTATGCTGACTTAGTTAATACAGCTATAAAATCTGTATCAACTACTACTGTAGATAATATAGAAATTATGAATGAGTGGGAAGCTATGCTTTTAAAAACAGTAGCTGTTCCTGTTGATGAACAAATAAAAGAATTAACAGGTCGCATGAGACAGCTTAGAGAAGAGATGGATACTGGTACAGGGGATATAGCTAAACAAACTCTAGCTTATAATGCTTTAAAAGATGCTCTAAAAATTGTATCATCTGGTTTAGGAGAATTTAGTTTTCAAATATCTAGAGGAGCAGAAAACACTGGGTTATCAGAAAAAGCTTTCGCTGCTGCTATTATAAAAATAAAAGACGCTGGTAGATTGTCTAGAGAGGCTTCTGGAGAAATTCTAATATTAGGTGAATCAATAGGACAGGTTGGACAAGACGGAGTAGCTAGATTTACAGAATTTGGTGAAGTAGTATTCGATTCTGAAGCTAAACTAGCGAATCTTAAAACTACTTATGATGATGCCTTTAATGCAGGAACTATTACTGCTGAGAAATCAGCAAAAACTCTTTTAGGATATAAAAATATATTAAAAGAATTAGAAGAAGCTCAAAAAGCTGCTGGTGGACAAAATAAAGCATTAGCAGAAAGTATTCTATTTTTAACTTATAGAATACAAACACAAAGTAAAGAAACTGAGAAACTATTAGCAGCGGAAAAAAACTTAAAAACATTTAGAGAATCTTTTTCTAAAGAAATTAGAGCAGTCGATACTGCTATTGCTCAAGGTGTTTTAGGAATAGACGGTTCTCTAGCTAAAAATGCCGCAGAACAACAGGCTAATAGAGTTAAGTACTTACAACAAACTATTGATGCTTTTAATACTTTAAATGATGAACAGAAAAAAGGTAAAAATTTAAATGGCGATACAGTTAATATTTATCAGGCTGGTATTGCAGCCCTTAAAGCTCAAGCAGGTATTATTATTCAATTACCTGCAAAACTAGAAAAGATTAGACTAATAGAAGAAAAAAGAGCTATACAGATGAAACAACAGATTGACGCTCTAAAACTTCAAAACAAATTAATTGCTGTAAATGCGCTTGTATCTCAAAATAAACTTGAAAAAGAATTATTAGATGTAAGAATTCAGCGTATTAATAGAGAAAAAATTTCTTTAGAGCTACAAAAAGCAAGAAATCAAGCAGGAGTAAAAGAGTTAGAACAGTATAAAAATTTACTACAACTTGACCAAGAAAGAGAGTCTTTGCAAAGTAAGCTAGCAAGAGCACAGCTAGAGGGTACACAAATTACTAGCGAATTAGATGATCAAAAAGCGCTTTTAAATGCTAGAATAGAAGTTGAAAAGGCTGCTACTTCTACTTCTCAAAATCAGTTTAATGCTAGAATGAAACTATTAGAGGTAGAAAATCAAAATAATCTTAATGATATTGAAAGAAGACGTGCTATTGCTCAGTTTGAGTATGATGTGAAAAAAGTTGAACTCAGTAATCGAATGGAAATGTTACAAGCAGAAAAAGACATTAATGATGAAAAAATTGCAGCATTGAGAAAAGAAAATAATTTTGAATATAATAAAATAATTCTTCCTTTACAAGAACTAGAAGATAAGAAAAGAGCAAACGAAAGAAGGGCTCTTGAATTGCAAATAAGTGTATTAAATACTCAAGAAAAAATCAACCTTGCTAAAATCGAAGCAGATAAAGATAACAGATTAGCAGAACTAAAATTAGTTGAGGCAAACTATTCTTTACTAAAAGGAGAAATAGAATTAGCAAAAAGCTACTTAGAAGGTAGAAAAAAATTAATTGAAGCTGAGTCAGATATAATTAATGGACTTTTAAAAGCTATCGGTATAATAAAAGAAGTTGAACTTCCAGACATAGGTAAAATCAGTCTTGATATTGGAGGACAAAGTTTAGATGAGTATATTAAAGATGCTAAAGACGGTATTATGGATACTTATAAACTTCAAGTTAAAAACTCAAAAGCTCAAAGCGAAATTACTAGAGATGAGTTAAATAAAAAAATATCTTTATATGATGAGGTAACTGCATTAATTGAAAAAGAAAGAGACTTACAAAACCAACTAAGATCAGAAAAAAATCAAGCTGCAATAAATGATATTAAAAATGCTAATGATCTTATTGTAAAAAAATTAGCTAATATAGCAATTGAACAAGATATAGAAAAACAACTGTTTGATAATATTATCAAGAACCTTGATAAAGAGGCAGCTCTTGAATTATTAAATCACGAAGAAAAAGTTCGTCAGTTAAAAGAAGAGTTTGATTTAATTACTAACATTGCTAATGATTTGAAGTCTAGTATTTCTGGTACTTTAACTGGTTCAGTAAATGATTTCTTTAAAGCTATTAATGAAGGTACTCTTACCACAAAAACATTCAGAGAAGGAGTGAAAACTTTATTTGTTAATCTTCTTTTAGATATTCAACAAGCCTTTATTGACAATCTAATCAATGAACCAATCAAAGATTTAGTCATTTCTTATGTTGATAAAGCAAAAGACAAGTTTACTACAGCTTTGATAAAATCTAAATCAGAAGATGGTTCAGCTACTAAAACACAAGCTCTTCAATCAGGTGCTGCTGGTGATGGGCAGAGAGGTGTTAAAGAGATTGGAGCAGAAATTAATTCAGGAGTTTCAGGAATTATGGAAAATGTAAAAGGCACTACCATTGCTGCTTTTGCAGGTGTGCTCGCTGCTACAGGCGACTTTAAAAAGGCTATTATTGCAGCATTTCTTGAAATGTTTATTCGTATTATGGCACAAAAGGCTGCAGCATCATTTGGTTTTGCTGGTGGTGGTAAAGTAGATCCTTATGGTGGTATTATGCGTTTTGCAAAAGGAGGACCTGTAAATACTCTTCGCGACAGAGTTCCTGCTTTGTTAGAACCAGGCGAGTTTGTGATTCGTAAGCCAGCTGCAAAAGCTATTGGAGGTTCTGCCCTTAATCAGTTAAATGCAACAGGTAAAATGAACGGACAAACTCCTCCAGTTACAGTCAATGTACAAAATAATGGCACTGCACAACAGGTTGAATCTTCAACAGTCAGAAATGATATGGGACAACTTATTATTGATCTTGTAGTAAAAGATATTGAAAACAACGGTAAAGTAAGAAAAGCGATGAGAGGTAGATAATGGCAACAGCAAGATATCCAAACGATGCAACATTTAATCCTCTATTAATCCCTGCTTTATCTAGAATAAACTATACAGGTACAAGTACTCAAACAGCATTTAATTTATCAGAACCTGCTGAAAAAGTTGGCGAAGTTGTTGCTGTTGTTGAGGGTGTGCCTCAGTCTACTAGTGCTTACTCTTTAAGTAATACTAATACTTTAAATACAAGTTTAAAAAATACAATCGTATTCGATGACGCTCCTGGTTTAGGTCTTAATGTAGAATTACGTGTTATTAGAATTCCTCCCTCATTTGAGATACTTCGTGCTTTCCCCGATGTTAAAACTATTACATACTCTGGAGCAAATGTTACAGTATCTAGTAATAGTTTTGCAATTGATGGCAATCAACTTCATTTTGCTCTTCCAGAAAACAGTAAAATAGATGTAAAAGATGATATTCTTGTATCAATAGACGGTGTTACTCAAAATGCTTCAGAATTTACGTACCCATCCTCAACACTAGGATCACAAGGAATAAATATTGGCTCAGACACAGCTGCTACAATTCCTTTATCTAATACAACAGCTGATCCTACCGGCGGTGTTAATACTCTGTCTCTTACAACTTTCAATAAAGAGAAGGTAATTTCTCGTTTAGATTCAATGGCAGATAAAAAACCTGATCGCTCAGGAATTCAATTCTCAGAAGAATATAACTATAAAACAGCTGAATTTCAGGCAGGATACGAAAAAAGAAGACTTATAAGTAGAAGACCAAAGAGAAAGTTTTCTATAGAGTATACTAATGTCACAGGAATTGTTAAATCCGCTATTGAAGAATTCTATCGTGCTAGATCAGGTGGTTTTGAAGCATTTTTATTTGAACTAACACATATTAATGAGCCAGGAACTATTACAGTTCGTTTTGATAGCAATTTAGATATTAGACAAGTTCTCTCTGCTGGTACAAATCCTATTGATAATTTTTATTCTGTTGGTTTTGATTTAGTAGAGGTATTTGATTAATGTCTAGTCGTGCTTATGATTACACCTTAACTTTATCAGGCGGTAATCTAAACAGTTATTTTAAAGATAATGTAATAGTTGGAAGTTCTTCTTCTACTGAAGCCCGTATTGTAAATGTAGATAGAGCAAATAGTCAAGTAAAAGTAAAACTAGCTAATTCTTATTATGCTTTTGAAGCAGGAGAAAGTGTTAGTATTCAGTCGGTATCTACCACTGGAGGTAATACAACTCTTGACTTTGGTAATTTAACTTTTACTCCAACTAAATACAGTACAACAAGCGGAACCTCTACTAGAAGTATAACAGATGTTACTCTTGGTGGTTTTACCTCTTTTAAAAATGCTGTAGAACAGTCACCTATAGTTAGACTAATATCTATCTATTATTCTGGAGAATTCTATCCCCCTAATAAATATGGTAATCCTTCAAATGCCGGAGAAGGATTAGCTTGGCCTGTAGGATTTCCTTATCATTTTGCATCTATAAACGGTGATTTCTTATCAGACATTGAATATCGTTCTTTTCATGATGGAAAAGAATATTTAGTTTATCCAATAGAGTTTGGCGGTACAGAAATAGGCTCTGATGGAATGGTAAATCAAACTACAGTAAATATTTCAAATTTTGACAATCTCATAGCATCAATTGTAGAAGATCCTTATATTGCTGGTAACAATACAAGTAATTCTGTATATGCTACAGTAAATGGACAACTAGTTTCTAATATTGATCCTAGAACTGTTCCAACTCATACAGACTATAATCAAACTGTTGTGGATGGAGTGTACGGCGGTACTATCAATTCAGCGTTTACTTATGGACAAACACAAGCAGTTGGAGGAACTTGGAAACAACTAAAGCAAGACTCTAGAGACTTATTAGGGGCTGTTGTTGAGGTAAAAACTACTTTTGCTTCTTGTTTAGACTATTGGCCTGAGTATAGTACTGTAAGAGAAACACGTGCTAATGTAGTAGAGATGTATTCTTCTTTACCTTATAGAGTAGGTGATAATGTTATAGTTGCGGGTAGTACTACAAAACATTCTATTGTTAAAGAAGTAAGAGGTAACTTTTTACAACTTGAAAATGCAATAGATACTGTTATTGGTGATAGAGTTTATATTGTTAATCCAGATAGAGATAGTCAAGCATATGTAGAAGACGTATTCAAAATAGAAACATTAACTGGTTTGAATGAAAAAGCTGCATCTTTTAGTTTAACTAATTGGTTAGAGTATTTTAAATTTGTTTTACCAAGAAGAAAATACTATAAAAATACTTGTCAATGGATCTATAAAGGAGAAGAATGTCAGTATCCTGCCGATGGGACAGGACAAATAGCAGGTTATCCAACTGGAAAAACAAAAACTGCTAATGGATTTTTTACTATTAATAACGCAACTACTAGCGAACAATCAGAAGATGTTTGCGCTAAAAACTATGAGGCTTGTAGTTTAAGAAATAATCAGATACATTTTGGGGGGTTTATTGGAACAGGGAGAACATTACCGAAGTAAGTATGAAAATGCTTTACAAACAATGCCTACATGGATTACAAGATATTTAGATATTCCATATAGACATTTAGGTGCTAGTATAGAAAAAGGGATAGATTGTGGTAATTTATGTGCTACCGTAATTAAAGAGCAAACAGGAGAAGATGTTGGCTATAAAACTTCTGACTTTTGTGATATTGTAGACGAAGATTGGTACAAGAAAACTCATCAACATATTTTTGATGAGTTTTTTAAAAATGAAAAGTATGGTATGATTGAGGTTGACAATTTACAACCATTTGATATAATAATAATGAGTATAGGAAGTACAAATATATCAAATCATTGTTCGCTTTATATAGGTAACGGCAAGATGCTTCAAACAATGATTAATCATAATTCTTGGATAGCACCATACGGTAAATGGTATCAAAGATATACGACAGGTAAGTTTAGATGGAAAAACTTCAACTTTTAAAAGAACAGTTTAAAAAACATGCTGCAAAAGAATATCCAAATGAGTGTTGTGGTATTATAACAAAGAGCTTTGACTATATTCCTTGTAAGAACTTGAGTCGTGATCCTATAAATAGTTTTGTTTTAGACCCAATGGCATTAGTTCGTTACGAAGATGATTGTTGGGGGGTATTTCACTCTCATCCAGATGATGAACCTACTCCTTCTGTTTTAGACGGACATAAGATAGCTAATGAGGAGTATAACTATTTAGTTGGTTGGGAAGATGATATATATCTATATTGGTTCGATAAAGATCTACAAAGCACAAGATTTAAACCTTTAGAAGAAGAGATGTTAAGATGAAAGTAACTATATCATTTCATAAAAGCTTATTATCTTATACAAATGATACGCGAGAAGTAACATTTGATGTAGTTACTTATTCTCAACTTATTTCTGCACTTGAAGCATCTTTTCCTAAGTTAAGAAAAGTAATAAAACAAATTAAAAACTCTAAGAATACTGATAATTTTGGTCTAATAGATTTAGTTTCTGAAAAAGTTTTAACTTCTTTAGATTACTTTAGAAAGAAAGTCTCATCTAATAGATTGTTTTTGGTTCCTCTTGTAGCAGGATCAAAAAATCAAAACTTAACTACCGCTTTAATTGGTATAGCTTTAATTACAGTTGCTATAATGAATCCAGCATTTGCAGCACCATTATTAGAAATGGCAGTAGGTGCTACAACAGTAGGTGGTATGGTATTTGGAGCAGGTGTTAGTATGTTAATTGGAGCAGTAGTTGCTGAAATTATGAAACCACCTAAACCAGACAATACTCCTGATGGCCCTGTAAGAGAAAATGATCAATTTGGATCTTTACAACACACCACTGCCTCTGGTACTACTATTCCATTAGTTTATGGCAGACACAGAGTAGCAGGTCAATTTTTAAGTGGAGAAATTAGAACACTTGAAAAGTCTCCTGATAAATCTTCAGCAGATATATTAAAAGAACTATTTGAAGGTAAGGTGCTATGAAGATTTATGAAGTAAGCGGTTATAAAGGAGGAAAGGGTGGTGGAGGCGGAGCCACTGAGGTAGATAATAATCTATTCTCTCAAGATATCATGCTTATGACAGCAGGATTAAGTGAAGGGCCTATATATAGAATTAACCCTAACAGTATTTTTGATATTGAAATAAACGAATCAGTAGTTGATGCCTTCATTGATTTTGATTCAGGTAATCAGAAAACAGAGGATTTTGTCACAGATTCTCGTGTAGGTACTGTAAATCAAACAGCAATTCCACTATTTGGAGAAGAAACTACTCAACCACAGAACTTTGCCTCTGCTGTATTATTAAAAAAAGGTAATCTTGATGGAGTGCCTGCAACTAAAGTAGAATTACAAGAAACTTCAGCTTTTGCATGGGATTCACTTCGTTTTAAATTTGTATTAAATGCTTTATCTAATATGGATGAAAAAGGTAATGTTAAAAATCATTCTGTTAGTATTCGTATAACAGTATTTAAAAGCGATGGAGTAACTCTTGCGGCGGATCCAGTAGATAGAACTATTAGAGGAAAAACAAACACTCCATATAAGTTTGATGTAGAAGTTACGATTCAAAACTATGATACTGGAGGGTATAAGTTTACTATTGAAAAAACCAGCAATGATAGTGAAAGCTCTCGTATAGTAGACGGTATTTCAGCTGTAGCTTGGTTAGAGATTGATCACGATCCTGTAGCCTATCCAAGAACAGCTGTAATCGGATATTCACTTGCAGCCCATAATGAATATCAAGGAGCGGTGCCTCGTTTTACTTCTATAGTTAAGGGGTTGTTGGTTAAGGTTCCTTCAAACTATGATCAACCTATTTTACAAAATGGAGAAATCGATTGGAGAGAGATTGAAACTCCTGCTTCAGGGCAATATAGTTATGGGATAACAGGTTATAGACAAACTAGTACAGATAGTACAGTAAAATATTCCCAACCTACAATATACAGAGGAGTATGGGACGGTACTTTTAGATACTCATGGACACAGAATCCTGTTTGGATTATCTATGATTTATTAACTAATGATACTTATGGATTAGGTATTAATGAAGAAAACATAGATAAGTATAAATTTTACGAAGTAGCACAATACTGTGACGCTTGTGATCCTATAACAGGAAAATTTGTTGGAGTTACTGGTAAAGCAGATGGCAGCTATAGGTATAAACCAAGAACCTACTATGCTAGCCCAAGACAAACACTAGAAGGACTGCCTGTAGGAACTGAAGTAAAAGAAAGAAGATTTATTTTAGAT